CTCCAACGCCTCCAGCGCCTGCTGGGCGGCGGTTCTCAGGTCAGTCATTCCTGCCCCCTTGCGCGGATGGCTGCTGCGTCCTCAAGCGCCTTGATGTGCGCGTTGATCTTCTCAATCTCTGGCGCGTTTGATTCTTTGATGCGTTCACGCTCGGCAGCGGCGACAAGGGCGGCAAACGGCGCAAGCATCTCAACAAGCCTGTCATCCCAGCGTTCTTTGTCTTCGTCTACCAATCGTGCATTAGTGATGCCGGTGCAATGTCCTTCGCTGTCGTAGAAGTGATAAAGCCCAGCTTCCTGCGCCATGCGGATGATGTCTTCTTTACTCATTACTGCTGCCCCCTATCCCATGCGCCCGCTCGATGGCGCGGGCAACTTCCACTGGACTGATCTGCGCGAACCCAAGCGAAGCGCAGATGATGCCAATCTCCTCCTCCGTCAGCGGCTTGCGCTGGGGTGGGGCGGTGAAGAGTGGAAACACATCGGAGTCATGCCTGAACTCTGCGTCTACGACATTGCGCCCGTCGTGGTAACAAAACGGCTCCTGCACCGGCTCTGCCAGCGCGGCCTCCAAAATTTCCATCCACCCTCGCAGGCTTTCGGTGGTGCCATATAGCTTCCACACTTCAACGACGTTCTGAGCGGCTTCGCGTAGGGTGGTCATGGCTTGAACGCCTGCAGCGCCTGCAGCGCCTGCAGAGTCTTGGTCACGCGGGCTTTGCGCTCGCGCACAACAGGTAGATCGCGCTTGGTTGGCACTGCGTCCAAGTCATCGCTTGGCATGTCAGGCCACGGGTCTACAACCTTGGCAGTTGGGAATGCAGCCTTCATCGGCGCCACATCCTCAATCAGTGCGCCAGGGCAGCGGTGTAGCTCGGCTGATGTGAAGCGTGGCTCAGGGCCGGGGCCGTTGCTGAACTCGACGCCTGACGTCTTGTGCTTATAAACAACGTAGTCATTGCCTCCATCTTGCGGCTCCGCATACGGCACAAGCGCAGGGATCATCAGGTGTGAGTCGCAGCCCTTGCGCTGGGCATCGTCGGGCAGTGCTTTGCTGTGCTGCTCGCACCGCCATGCCGCATTCTCAACGGGTGAGGCATGGCAGCATGTGCGGCAGTTGGCCTCGGCGGCTGTGTCGCCATGACACACAGGGTGGAAGTTGCAGAACTTGCACTGCCAGTTGGTTGGATCGTTGCTGATGCGGGGCGGGGGCTCTGTTAACGAAATCAGGCGCTCGGCCTTTGCCATAAGCGTTTTGAAGCGGGCATCATCGAAATGCACCCATTCGGTGTAGACGTCATCAGTATCCTTGTCCACGCCCATGTAGAGAGCGCGGTCCAACTCCATCAGGCCCATGTAGATGGTCATCTGGTCAAAGTGCTGCGGCTTGGCTTCGCGCACGCGCTTTTCAATCAGTTGCGTGAATGACTTGTGCGAAAAAGTTTTGAACTCCAGCACTGCAGGCGTCTTGGGCGCCTCTGGCAGGCCTTGAGCCACGCCATCGAGTGAGCCACCGAAGTGGCCGTTGTGTGCGCTCACGCGCCACTGACCGCCCGTTGCTGGGTCAGTCTCCCAGACCTCTGCGCCAATTCCTTTCAGTTCCTCAATCAGCCGCGATTCCTCGCGCACGCCAGTTGAGAACAGACGCAGGATGCGGCCAGGAAACTTAGGCTTGAGAGCCCAGCGCCATGACATCCAGATGTGACGCTCGCACTCATGGCCTATCAGGCTAGCGCCCATGTGCGGGCGGTGTTCTTGGGGCTTGCTCTCGTACCACTTAACTATGGCCTGAGCGGTTGTGTGTTGTGAGTCTGGCAGCTTCATAGTTGTCTTTCGTTAGGTGAGCGGCCCCCGCGCAACCGGGGGCTGTTGCGTGCCAACTGGAGAGAGTAACCACGCTCACTGGGCATCCAGCCGCTCTCAGTTGATTAACGCGCCCAGGGCCGTGCGCCAGCAGGCGCGGCAGGCTTTGCAGGGGCGGGCTTAGGCGCTGGCGCTGCAGCCTGACCGTAGGACATCACGCGATTGCGCGTCGGGTCTTTGCGGTCAATCTCGACGCCAATGACAAACGGAATGTCGTGCAGCTGCTCTGTGTCCGTCAGGTCATCAACACCAACGGCCATGCACAGAGCGCCCAACGCAGCCTTGGCAATGTCCTCGGCGGTCTTGTTCGGGTTGTTGACGTTCAGACGCTCCCAGATGCGGCGCCCGGTGTATTCGCCGTCAACGATCTGCATCTCAAGCTCGATGTACTCGCCCGTGTTCGCCTTGGTGGCCTTGATGTCGGACTGAGCAATGATGACTTCGTAAGTGCCAGGGGGCAGGGGTCCGCGCTGCGGTGCGGAGGGCTGGGGTGCGCTTGATGCGTTGAAAGAAAACTGTGCCATGTTGATGGTTCCTTGCTTTAGGCTTGCATTGCTTGGTTGAGTTGGGTGGCGAATGCCTCCCACTCCAGCGGGCAGTCGCGCAGGCCGAAACGACTTCCCGATGGATATGCAGGGTGCGGCTCCAAATGCAGCACGCGCTCGGTGGACTTCAGTGCCTTGGTTTCCTTGTTGCCAAAGCCCGCGTCTACTTGCTTGGTCTTGATGCGGTGAGCCGCGAAGCCAACGATGTCGGCCCACTCCTCAACAAGCGCAGAGGCGCGGTTGTGCATCTTCAAGACGTATGCGTCATAGCCCTCATGCGTGGGTGACTCGATGCGCTGCACCTTCACATGACAGATCAGGATCACGCCCATCTGTCTGTCGCGGCGCAATGCCTCCAGGCCATCCAGCACGTTGCGCCATTCAGCCGCAGCCGCGACATAACCTTTGCCAAAGCCCGGAGTCTCGATGTCCTTCCAGCCGTTTGCCTTGCACACATGCTGATTGACCAGAGGCTCAAGCCAATCGAGCGAGTCAAGGAACACAGACTGAAAGTTGTGCTCCTCATTGAGGAGCGTTTTGATCGCGCTGTAGACGTCATCAAGTGATGTCGCCAGCGGGAAGGCTTGCGCGTCAACGCCCGCCAAACCGTCTTCAGTGCAGATGCCGATGGACGCTGGCGCAGATGCGGCAAAGGTTGATTTGCCAATCTTGGGTTCGCCAGCAAGCAGAATCTTTGGCGCTTCAAGGCGCCGTGTCTTGCTAATTGATTGAAGGTTGAATGCCATTACGCTCTCCGATAGGTGCGCGTCAGCCTCGCGTGTGCTTGCGGGCGTGCGCTGGTTGTGAATCCTGTGTGCTTCATGTCTGAGGCGAACCGCTTTGCCAGCCCGCCCCAAGCGTTCGGGTGATGGGGCTCGCCAATGTGCGGCGTGACCCACATGCGGAACTGCTCAAGCGTGAATTCGTCAGGCGCGTGGTGCTGAAGCCAGAACCGCCAGCCATGCTCGACTTCATCGGCCCAGGCCTCAGCGTTCGCCATGACGGTATCGATCCCTGCATCGCGCAGGGCTGCGCCGGTTTCCACGGCGTCACTCGCTGCTGAACTTGATGGACACGCCCGTCTTAGCGGGCTTCGTCTCAATCGCTGGCGCAATGGCCTGCCACAGGTCGGGCCTGTGCTGGCGAATGGCCTTCAGCCGAGTCTCATCGGCTTCAACCTTGGTCTTCACCGGCCTGATGTCATCGGGCCAGGAGCCTGACAAGGCGATGAGCTTGTCTACGTCTGCCTTGTAGGTGATCTTCCCAGTCAGCGTAATCTTGACGCCCTGCGGCGTCTCGAAAGTCTCGGAGCCTTCTTCCTTGGCGGGGTGAGCCTTAAGCAGGTCATCCTCGATCTTGATGCGCTCGGCCTTGGCGGCGTCTTCACGCTGCTTGGCAATGCTCCAAAGCGTTGCCAGTCTGTCCAAATCGTTCATGGTGCCTCGTTGTGTGGTGGGTCAAAAAGGTGCCGCTGGCAGCTTGTCCAGCATTGCTGCTGTCTGCTGTTTTTGGGCTTGGCGGCAAATAGTTCCAAAAGGCCAACCGGGGGGCGCGGTTGGTGCCTTGCGGCCATTGGGTTGTGTGTGCATCGTTGTCCTTGGTTGGGGTTGTGATTGTGTGTGGGTGGTGCGAATTACGCAATCCCGTCTGTGTAGGAAATCGTGCTTGTGTTGCTGCGGGCCTCGCCCAGGAGCGCGGCGTATGCAACCAAGTCCTCTGCAGAGTCTGCATGGTAGGTGGCTCGCTGGGTGAGCCTGACGGCCTTCAAAAGCATCATCATCATCCAGCCATCAGCTTCTGAGAGGCTGTGACCTGTGATCTCGTTAAACGCTGCCACTGTCCGCGCCATGCTGCGCTCGCCCGTGGGCCTGTCGTATGTCTTCGCTCTGTCTGCCATGTGGTTTTGCGCGGCTGCGAGGAAGTCCTGTGCCTTCATGGAGTGTTTCCTGTGTGATGAATGTGTGGTTGTTTGCGCAGACGCGCTTTCGATAGGGTGCCCGTGTTTCCAGTACGTCTGTCCAGGCTTCGCACTGCGGGCACTTCATGCCACCAGCAGAGCAATGACTGCGCAGGCCAGCACGGCAATGAAGACGGCGCCTAGTGTGTTGATGCCGTCATCGTCAGTGCAGACGCGCTCGCAGGCGTCGGGTGCGGGGCAGGGCTTGCGGCCCTGATCGCAGGGGCCGTTGCAGTGCGGGTTCATGCTGCAATCGCCCAAGCAATCAGAACGCACATGCCCGTGATGCTGGCCCAGCCAATCAGGGCCTCAACCACGCTCATGGGAGCGCGTGTGCGCTCAATGGCGTAGGCGTGTTGGCTGTCATGGGGGAAAGCCTCTTGCATGGTGCGGGCGTATTTGCGGGTGGTGGGTGTTGTCATGATTGAACGTCCTTGTTGGTTAGGTGCCGGTCTTTCCCGGCTGTCACCCTTGGAGCCACTTGGGTTTAGCGTTACCAGGGCAGAAAGCTCACTTGATGAAAGGCACCGGAAAGTTAGTGAACTCTCTGCTGCTCCGGTAGTGATTGTGCGCCACGATGAGGAAAGCGCAATTGCTTGTGCGCAAAATACAACATCAGTGCTTTCCCTAGTTAGGGCTTGATCCACAGCACGGGGCTGGCCCAGCTTACTTGCTGGTCCTGCAGCAGCTTGCCCGAGTCGGTGGACAGCGTGAGGTTGAAGGCATCTTTCCTGTATCCGCGCCGCACATAGGCCAGCACTTGGGTGCCATCCTGCAGAGCGCATAGGCACATGCTGTCGATCTGGTCGCGGGGCTCGCGTTGTTCTGACGCAACAAAGAACACCCATCCGTCTTTGTTATGGCCTGGGCTGCGGACTTGCACTGCGTAGCTGTCTGCTGGTACGTCCGCAGGCGCGATGATCTTTTCGTGTGTACGCGCTGCCAGTAGTGTGATGTTGCCTGCGGCATCGCAGACGCCTGAGACAGGCACGCGCTTGACGCCATCGTCTACCTTGATGCCCGCTTGGCGCATCACTTCGCTAGCTGGTACGCCGAGAATCTGCGCAATGCGGTTGGCTTCATGCAGCGACATCTTGCGCTTGCCGCGTAGCATGTAAGACACTGCCGCCGCGTCAACGTCCAAGAGCTTGGCGAGCCCTCGCTGTGATAGCTCAATCCCTTTCAACCTGTCTCTGAACCATCTTGTGTTCATCGGCATAGATTGCACTACACTCAGCGTTGCGTCAATCGCACCGTGATCCACTCCTAAGAACAGTTCTATGACCATACCCACCATCCACAAAATTGAACCGGCCTATACCGTCCTTGAGCGGCTTGGCGGCAAGTCCACTGTTGCCGCAGAACTCAAGGTCGCTCCCTCTACGCTGTCACGCTGGTGCCAACCTGTGCCCGCTGGCACTGGTGGCGTCATTCCTCAACGTCACTGGCCTGCGCTTCTGGCATTTGCCAAGAAGCAGGGCCTGTCACTGGATTTGTCCGACCTTGTGCGCGTCTGACTCCCATGCACGCGGGAGTCGCGCTTATGACAAATTCGGATTTCCTGGCTGAGGCCATTGGGCCGCTTTCGCAGGATGAGTACGGTTGGATTTGCAGCTTTGCCGCCCCACCAGATCAAGGTCTGTGGGCTGGCAGGTTCTGGACTGCAACGGAGCGCCAAGCCGCCATCATTGATGGGGCGTCTGGCTCCAATAACTACTTCAGCACCGCTGTCCTGTCTGGCACCACTGAATCAGGCCAGATGGCCCGCACCAAAGGCACGTTCTCGCGCTTGGCCTGCCTTGTTGTTGATGACGTAGACCCTGACTCCTTGCTTGGGGGCTTTAGTTGGTCAGTCCAGACGTCTCCAGGCAAATTCCAAGTGGGTATCTTGTTAGATCGAGATGATCCAGATTGCAGCAATCTCGCGCTTGTAGACGCTGCCATGTCGGCTCTGTCGGCTCGCGGGCGGCTGGGCGGGGGCAATGACTCATCTGGCAATGCGGCAGTTCGCTATGTACGCCTCCCGTATGGACTCAACACCAAGCCCCGGCCTGCTGGGCCTTGGGAAGTCAGGCTAGAAACCTGGGCGCCTTCTGTGCGTTGGTCACTGGCTGACGCTTGCGCTGCAGTGGGTCTGGACCTTGATGTCCTGCGAACTGCGGTAGGGCGTGGCGAAAAAACAACACGCAACAGCCCTACGGGTAGTTTGGGCTCGGTGGCCGGTGATGCTTTGTCGGTGTTGTCGGCGCCTTTGGATCAGCGTAGCTATCACGATGCAATCGTGCGTATGGCTGCGTCTTTGGTGGCTGGGGGCATGTATCCAGGCGCTGCTGTGGATTTCCTTTATAGCCTGATGGATCAGGTTAAGCCTGCGGGGCCGTTGGAGGAAGTGGCTCGCTGGTCTGCGCGTCGGGCTGAGATTCCTCGGGCTGTGCGCAGTGCTGAGAAGTTTGCGCCGCCTGATAGGGCGCCTGCACAGATAACCGTCAATTTGTTAGCACGACATGGCGCTGATGCAAAGGAAACGCCGGAATCTTCACATGATCTAGCGCCCCTCGACTGGGCAGACCTTGAGCGCACGCCCCCAGAGCCTGCCGTCTTCCGCGTGGCTGGCTGGCTTCCTGAGCGCACGACAACGCTTCTGTCCGCCAATGGCGGCGTTGGCAAGTCCAACCTTGCCTTGCAGCTGGCTGTAGCCTTGGCGTCTGGCTCTGAGTTCATGGGGCTCGATGTCATGCCTTCGCGTGTGCTGGTCATTAGCGCGGAGGATGAAGCCAGGACCGTGCATTTCCGCGTGGCGAACATCTGCGCGGACGTCGGCCTGTCTTTGTCCGCTCTGTCTGACCGCGTGGTGGTCTATGACATGGCCCAGGCTGATTGCGTGCTGTGGGCAGAGCATGGCATGACGGAGCGCATGCAATGGCTGTCTGACGCTGTAGAGCGCCATCGCGCCCAAGTGGTCATCATCGATAACAGCAGTGATGTGTACGCGGCCAACGAGAACGACAGGTCTTCTGTGCGTGGCTTCATGCGGGCGCTCAACATGATTGCTGCGCATCATTCATGTGCATGTCTTCTGCTGGCACATGTGGACAAAGCATCTGTGCGTATGGGCGCGGGGCTAGACACTGACTCGACGTTCTCGGGCTCGACTGCGTGGAACAACTCTGCACGCTCGCGCTGGGCAATGGTGCGTGATGGCGAGGTGATCTCGCTTCGCCATGAGAAGTGCAACCTTGGTCCGCGTCAGGAGGAGCTTCGCCTTGAGTTTGATGCTGCCGCTAAGGTCTTCCGTCGCTTTGGCACTGGGCCCGCTTCTGCTGCGGCTGCAGTGTTGAGAAATGGGCATCGTCTTGCGGTTTTGCGCCTTATTGGTACTGCCTGCGATAAGGGCCAGAACTTATCTATTAGCGCCCAGGCTAATAACAATGCATTCGTTGTGCTGCGCAATGCGGATGGGTTTCCGAGGGTTGATAGGCGGGATTTCTTCTCGCTCCTGTTTGATATGCAGCGCGATGGGTTAATCGAGGAACAGGAGTATGTTCGGGAGAATCGAGCCAAGGCTCGGCGCTTGGTATTGACTGAGGTTGGACGCCTGCGCATTGCTCAAGGCTCGGGCGCTCCTGCCATGTGGCGGGGCGGTGAGTGATGTTCTGGTGCGGGCTCTTGCGGGTCTGCACGCGCATGCACTAGCTATGCACGTGCACTGCTCGTGCATGGACGTGCAGGTAGGGAAAAGCAAAGCCCCCGCCGCCCTTGGCGGGGGGCTTTTCCCCTGCACAAAGGGTGCACGCGCACTCGCTCTGTAAGGGGTGTGGGGGGAGCGCGTGCAAAAGAAAAGCCCCCGCTTGGGGGCCTGGTGGTTGGGGGGTGGTTGGGGTTAGGCTGAGATGGCCTGAGCAACGTCTAGACCGTAGTAGGCGCGGATCAGGTCGGACTCTGAACCGAAGGCCTTGCATCCTGCAGCCACTGCAGCCAGCGTGGCGTAGTGCTTGCCGCCGCCAGTGTTCCAACGGCCCAAAGCAAGGCGGCGTGTGCTGATATACCAGCCTTCGCCCAAACGCGATAAGCAATACTCGGTACCGCGATATACGGCGGTTACATACTTGGTGGAGTTAATAACTGTGGTTGTCATGGTTGGCCTCGTTGGGGTGGTTGGGGGGTTGTGCCCCCTTGCGGGGGCGGTTGGGTTTAGATGATGAATTCGGGGTGGTTGCGAACACCGAAGATGTCGGCGTATTCAAGCAATGCAGCGCGGCTGCGCTTGGTCATGCTGGCGCGGATGAGAGCGGAGAGGCCGCGAGCCACGTAGTCGGGCATGCCGAACTTGTGTGCTTGCGCCAGCTTGATCACTTCGCGTTGTTCTGACTTGTTCATCGTTGTACCTCGTTGGGTTGGTGTGTTGCGATGGATGTATTGTGAGCTTTCCGCACCATGATGCAATAGGGTGAACCCTAAGTGATGAACTTTTTTTGTTCTGTGTTGCGTTGAGGTAACATCTCCAGCATGAGTGAAACGCAACTTGCTGCGCCTCCAACAAATGCGACAAAGCCTCGCGGCAAGCCCTTCCAGAAGGGCCACGCAGGCGGGCCAGGGCGCAAGCCGGGGGAAGCCATCGGCCTGACGCGCACGCTGCGCGAGGCCGTCGAGGTCGCTGCGCGTGACTGTCACCCGCAGGGCCTAGCTGGCTGGCTGGTGGACAGGGCGCAGGGCGGCGTACAGGACCGCCAGATATTCGCCAACATGGTTGGCAAGGTCATCCCGATACAGGTCAATCAAGCCGTCAGCGGCGGCGTCAGCATCTCGCTCAACTGGCTTGGCAGTCGCAACATCGGCACGATTGCGGCACAACCCAAAGTCATCGATGCGCAAACCATTGATTTGATTGAGGAATCCCAGCCGAGGCGCTGGATTGCTGATGAGAACAATGCGCAGGGCCTACAGGACGCGCAAGGCGCTTGGGTAGGCCAGGGTATCCAAGGGCCTGCGAACGCGGCTCCTAGGCCCGTTAAAACGCTTTCGCGGGGTGCTGGCACCGACCCCCCACCCCCCGGCGATCCCGACATGGGGGGGTAGGCAGCAGCAGGGGCCCCCTCCCCACGTTCAGCGTTGTAAAAAAAAGACATTGCGGAAAGCGCATTGAAACTCCAAGACTACCAACCCCGCAGCGTGTTCTTGCCGCTGCACAACAGAAGCAAGCGGTGGGCGTGCGTAGTCGCACACAGACGCGCAGGCAAGACGGTAGCCATGTGCGCCGATCTAGTCATAGGCGCACTAGAGACGGCACTGCCGCGTCCACAGTTCGCCTACCTTGCCCCATTCCGAGATCAGGCTAAGCGCGTAGCTTGGAACTACCTCAAAGAGCTAACGAAAGACGTCTGGCTCAAAGACCCCAACGAGAGCGAACTGCGGATCGACATCCGCAACGGTCATGGTGGTGAGAGCCGCATCTATGTGGCGGGCGCTGACAACCCGGACGCGCTACGCGGCATGTACTTTGATGGCGTGGTGCTGGACGAGACGGGCCAGATGCGCCCGAGCGCGTGGTACAGCGTACTGCGGCCAGCATTGTCAGACCGCAAAGGCTGGGCGATCTTCGCGGGCACGCCAGCGGGAAAGAACTTCTTCTGGCAACTGAAGGAAGAAGCGCGTCTGAACCCTGACACGCACCTGCTGTTGGAACTCCCGGCGTCAAAAACAGGCATCTTGGACGCCGAGGAACTGCGCGATGCCAAGGCGCAGATGACGGAGGAGACGTACGCGACGGAGTACGAGGTCAGTTTTGAGGCGGCGATTCCTGGCGCGTACTACGCCAAGCAGATTGGTGAGTTGTATGGGCTAAACAGAATTGGCGATCACAAGCTGGACCCGAACTTCCCGGTGGACTTCGCGGCTGACTTGGGGTTCACGGACTCCTGCAGCTGGTGGGGCTGGCAGACAACGCCAGACGGTTACCGCATTGTTGAGTTCTACGAAGCGGACGGCCAGCCGATTCAGCACTACATTGATTGGGTGAAGTCCAGGCCCTACAAGGTGGGCAATGTCTACTTGCCGCATGACGCCAGGGCCAAGAGCCTGCAGACAGGAAAAAGCATCGTCGAGCAGTTCCTCTCCAACGGCATACGCCCGCAGATCGCGCCAGAACTGAGCTTGCAGGACGGCATCGAGGCGGCAAGGCTGATCTTGAACAAGTGCTGGTTCCATGAGGAGCCGACATACGAGGGCCTAAACCATCTGCGGGCGTACATGCGCGACTGGGATGAGCGCACGCAGACGTTCAAGTCAAAGCCCAAGCACGACCAGCACAGCCATGCTGCGGACGCGTTTCGTTACTTTGCACTGAGTGCGAAACCAGTTTCGTCAAAAGTTCAACCCGGTACTAGAATCTCATCACGCAAAGACAAGGGCGTGAACTACGCCTTTGCCTTGGATGACATCTGGGACTGCGGGCCCAAGGCCACGACAAGGATCGGGTGATGGAACAAGTCGAGAAGATTGAGAGTGCCAGCGATTTTGAGAACACCCCGCAGGGGATGGCGCAGCGTTGGGGCACGGAGATCACTGCTTCCAAGCAGGAGCTGAACAAGTTTCACGATGAGGCCAAGAAGATTCTGGCCCGGTACTTGGACAAGCGTGACACCTGGGGCGAGAGCGAGAGCCGCGTAAACCTGTTCTGGAGCACGATGAAGGTGCTTCTGAGCATGCTGTATGCGCGGCCCCCGAAGGCTGACGTCAGCAGGGCGTTTCAAGACTTCGATGATGATCAGGCGCGTGTAGCGTCTACGATCCTGCAGCGGCTGCTGAACCGTGGCTTTGAGGAAGACGTCAGCGCCTGGGATTCTGCAGTGCGTCAGGCCATTGAGGACTGGCTCATTGTGGGCATGGGTCAGATTTGGCTGCGCTACGAGGTTGAGACTGAAGAAGTCCCTGAGTCCATTGATGCGATGACGGGAATGTTGATTCCTGCCACTGAGCGCATCGTGGAGGAGGACGCTCCGGTTGATTACGTCCATTTTGAGGACTTTTTCTGGTCGCCTGCACGCACATGGTCTGAGGTTCGTTGGGTAGCGCGGCGCGTCTACATGACGAAGGACCAGCTTGAGGCTCGGTTTGGCGAGGAGATTGCGCGTGTGGTGCCGATGACGTCGGCGCCAAAGACGCAGAACGACCAGAACCCGAAGTATGACCCGTGGTCGCGGGCTGAAGTCTTTGAAATCTGGTGCAAAGAGAACAAGAAGGTCTATTGGTACGCCAAGGGTAGCGAGGTCATTCTTGATGTGAAGGATGATCCGCTGGACTTGGACGGGTTCTTCCCGTGTCCCAAGCCTTTGGCGGCGAACATTACGTCGGCCAACTTCATGCCGCGTGCGGATTACGTCTTTGCGCAGGATCAGTTCAACGAACTGGATGAAATTAACACGCGCATCACTTGGCTGACCCGTGCGGCCAAGGTGATTGGCGTGTATGACAAGTCTGCTGATGGCATTCAGCGCATGTTCCAGCAGGCCTCTGAGAACCAGTTGATCCCTGTGGACAACTGGGCGATGTTTGCTGAAGCCGGTGGCGTCAAAGGCAAGGTTGATTGGGTGCCGATTGATCAGGTGGTCAACGCCATCAATCAGTTGCGCGTGTATCGCCAGGACAAGACGCAGCAGATTTACGAAGTGCTGGGCGTGTCCGACATCATGCGCGGTAGCTCAAAGGCCAACGAGACGGCCACAGCCCAGCAGATCAAGGCGCAGTTTGGCAGCACGCGGATGCAGCTAAACCAGTTCTACATTGCTGAGTGGATCAGCGAGGCGCTGCGGATCAAGGCTGAGATCATCTGCAAGCACTGGCAACCGCAGACGATTGCATTCAGAAGCAACATTGAGCGCACGCCTGATGCTCAATTCGCGCCGCAAGCCATAGCCCTGCTCAAAGATGAGCATGTGGCTCAGTATCGCATCAACGTCGAGGCTGACTCGATGGCTGCGCTCGACTGGGCGGCAGAGCGTGATGCGGCTGTGCAGTTCATGCAGGGCCTAGGCGCGTTCATCAGCCAAGTAGCCCCGATGGCCCAGCAGGTGCCCGAGGCGGGTCCGTACCTGATGCGAATGATGCAGTGGGCGGTGAGCAAGTTCCGCGTCAGCACGCAGATTGAGTCGATTCTTGATCAGGCCATTAACGGCATGCAGCAGCAGTTGCAGACGCCTAAGCCGCCTCCGCAGCCTGATCCTGACACGGTGATCAAGGCTCAGGTTGAGCAGGCCAAGATTCAGAGCCAAGAGAAGATTGCGATGATGGAAGCGCAGTCTG